CTTCCATAGTGTATATATTTGTACACCGCAAAAACCTCACCAATAACGAGTTCACGTAAGGTAAGACAAGCGAAGCGTTCTTACTTTGTGTTACGAGTTATCGAGCACTGCGAGATAGTCAACGGATATATACAGTATGCACGGTACCAACGATCCACACGCTAAACGCAAGGTAATACTAATGGTAAGCATATGCGTAGGTTTACATTTTATTGTAATACCCGTGTGGATGTACTGTTTAGGATTGTAATATGGGTTCAGTGGAATTGTTAGGTTGTGCGTTTGCCGTTGCGATCATTTTAATCTTATCGGGTGTTTTTGATTAAATAACTGTATGAACTCATACTTTGTACACGTACACCGAGATAATTCAGATCCATTCAATTATCCACACTTGGGTAAAGTACAGTATTTCAAAGTAGAACTCAACTATCACGGTTTCTCAATACTAGAACATCCTGCATATCCAGGTGCACATCGTGCTAGGTTTATTGTAAGACATCATCGTGATAGTATATGGAGTTATATACTGTTGCGCTACGACGATGTTGCTTTTAGGTATCGTAGAATCTTTCCACAAAAAATGCGCTGAACCGCAAGCGGCTTTTGGCGGCGCTGACCTTTCAGGCTTTCGGGCTAGTGTTGAATCTTATCGCTAAATACCTCGGCGGCATACACTATCGGTCCCAGCGGACACTCGTCCTACGGTGAATCACATAGTGATAGCACTACATAAATCAGCGCTGAGCGCACCTGGTGTATGCCCTTTTAGCTACATAGAATGACGTTAAATTCATAACCGTGTCGTTAAACACCGTATGACGTGTCGTTAGTGGCCGTATGACACGGTTGTTTTAAAATTGTTTTAGTATATGTGAATAGTACTGTGTATGCTCTAAGTGTATTTTGCTACAAAATCTTCGTAACTTGTATCTAATACTATTTGCAATGTGTAGCGTGTTTGATCAGTGAAGTTGTTTGCGGCGTGCCATATGTCTTGATTGAATATGATCCACTCTCCTATGGGGAACAGTTTCTTTCCGTATATGTGTCCATCTTCCCAAAGGTGTTCTGTAGGAGCATATGTTTGTCCTGGATGTGGCAACGGCAAGTACAAACAGCACCAACGCAGCGGTGTATCTCTGTGTGGATGCATACAGCTACGGGGTGGAATGCGACTAAAGTTAGGTGGATCTCCTCTAGCTATATCACCTAAACGATGTTGTATTTGATCCAACTGTCTATACACCACACTATGATACTGCGCATCTATGTCCTGTATATACTGTATGTCAATGTATTTGCCTGGAGGTCCGTACTGTTTGTCCCAGTCGATGTGGTTATTACAGATATCCAGCATTTCCAGTATATCCTCTTTGGGCGTGGTTATCCAAGGCACAGTTTTTACACAGTGTTGTTCTATTTCTGGTATCCACTCTGATTCTCCACGGACTTCACTGCGATCCATCAGCACTTCTCTGGTGCGCATTGATTCAAACCAACTAGGTGGAAATTTGCCTACACCTACTTGAGGTTTGCGTTCGCCCGAAAATCTACGTCGGCCCGCTGTGCCTCTCCACATTTTTTTATGACTGAGTTCTCTGTTTACATCGTTTATTTTTAGTTTACGCATTGGATTTTCCTGGTATGATCACATTCTGTTTACGTAAGTAATTATCATAATTGCTGAGACGAAATTCATTTCTGTGCAATACTCTACAGTTGTTTTGTGCTTGTGTTACAGTTGGATCTCTTTGATGCAGTGTTATTATTTGATCCATTAGCACGATATCGCCAGGCTGCCAACAATGCACGTACTTGTATTCATCTTGGAATGCACGACTGCGTATCCAAGCATCCGTATCCTCGTCACCGTTGTGTGTATGTTCGTTGAGATAATGATAATAAAATCCTCGTACACCTGCTGAGTTTTCTTGCAAGAACCACAGCCTGTATGGACCTGTGTATCCGCCGGCCTGGAATGTGGTTTTGCCAGTGCCTGATTCACCAAAACTTTCTGCAACACCGCTGCTCCAGTTGAGATGTGCTTCCCGCCAGTTGTAATACAATCCTTCAAGCCGGTGTAGTTCGTCATCAGTGAATGTGGCTCTACACAGTGCAGTGTTTAGGAATTCAGTGGTGGTGCCTTCACAGTGTTCCCATCCTTGCAGTCCTACTCCGTCTGCTTGATCATATCCATTTATGTTGCTGTGCCAAGCCAACCTAGCACCTGCAAATATTCCTGTGCTTTTATTGTCACGGGTTTTCTTTCCAGTCACACGTTGCACAGGATAAAGTTCTGGTGTATCTTGATACTGTTGTGGATCAGGATATCCGTCTTTAACCAATGCCTTGTAGCGTTGCATTCCTTGCAATCCAGGATAACGTTCTTCGCCGGTGTTGTACCAATTGAAACTGTACCAGTTGTGTATGCTTTCTGTGGTAGCAATGCCACGTTTGCCCCAACCTATGTTGTGTGTGAGCCTTGCAAATTCATAACTGCTGGGCTCTTGATTACGAAACACCACAATCAAATGTTTCAGTAATAATTCTCGAATGTTGAGATAATCTTTGGTTTCTAATGCACGTATATCCTCTAGTATTTCAATACCAGTATGGTTTTTTAAATACTGCCATTTCATTCGCTGTCTCTTGCTACCCTGCCTGGTATAATAACATTGTTCTTTTGCATCCACATATCATAGTTGCTGAGTCTGAATTCGTATCTATGCAATACTCTGTGTGCTAGTATTTCTGGATCGTGCTGTCCACGTTGATGCAGTGTGAGCAGTTGATCCATCAAAACAATATCACCTGGTTCCCACCAATGCACATACAAGTATTCGTTGTTGAAATAATGATCGTATACTGTGTTCCATAGGTCGTCTACATCACCAAATAGTTTTGCACTGTTCAACGGATTAAAAAATATACCTTGAGTGCCTGCTCTGTTGGTTTGCAGTACCCAGGCACGGAATCTACCAGCACCCCAATTCATTCCTGCCTTTTGTACTATATCTATTTCGGGGCTCCATTGGTCAGGAGATATTCGATACTCACCGTATGCAGTGTGCAGTGCCTTCAGCAGTTCAGGATCCATATCCGCCCTACAACGTGCAGTGTTTAAAAATTCAGTGCTGGTGTCTACACATCCTTCCCAGCCTTGTAAACTAACACCATCTGCCATACGTATACCATTCAAGTTACTGTGCCACAGTAGTTTACCTTTGCCAAATATACCTCCAGGTATTTCATCTTTGTCTTTTTGTCCAGTAACACGTTGTATAGGAAATCCAATAGGATCGTCTGCATAGTCTTCAGGATCATTGTATTTCCTTCTATACCACTCAGACATTTTACCCAAGCTGCCTTGTCCTCCATTTGGATCAGGCTTGTAATATTCTACCAAGCGTTCTGCATTGCCATTCCAAAAACAACTTTCTTGATTGCTGATGCTGCCTTCACTGGCTACACCTGTTTTACCATAACCAATATTGTGTATCAGTTTACCATATGCATAAGTATCTTTTGGTTGATGTTTTAGAACCACAATCAGTTTTGTCATTAACCATTCACGTATTTGTGCATAATCTTCTGTGGTTAATTTTGTAATGTCTACATCTTTTACTTGCCAAGCATTACCTTGGTCTATTGGTTCTATATACATAATCAATCCTTAAATTCTAATTGCATCAATGTCTGATCTAATTTACCAAAGTTATACAAGTGTAAGGGTTGTCCGTTTAGATCGTTAACAAATCTCAAAGTATCAAATCCGTCTGTGCTTACATATCTCACACCACTTAGATTTCCTAATGCGTATGCTACGCTATCTAACAGTCCGCATAGTTTTGCATACTTGTACAAGCCTTTGAGAGTACAATTTGTCGGAACTCCTATTCTTGTTTTTACACTCCAACTGTTAAGAAGTCTAGGGTTCAAACACAATTGAGTTATTCCTCCAGTAAAATGTTGATACTTTGACATTTCAACATTGTTTAAATTTTCGCTTTGAGGATACACTCCGCAGTACATTTCAAATCCGTAATCTTGTATTACTTCTTTTACTTCGTAAAATGTTTGATACACCTTACCTTCGTATGTGCTGCCGCCTATGATTAATACTTTGTTAACACCTGCTTTACGCATTGCTATACAGTTTTCGTGTAGTTCGCTTTCAGATTGTAAATTACGTGCGCCAATATGAGCAACAGCTTTTGCACTGCCTGCTTGATCATTTAATGCTATTGCTGCATCTTTTACCACACTTAGATCTGTACCGGGTAAGTGTGTAACACTTACTGAACTAGCTGTATCAACAGCATACTGACTGAGTTTTTGTTTTGGTGTTTTTTCTACGCTTATGTCCATATGTTACTCTTGATAAATGTTTTTTCGCCATTCGCTGAAAGTCCAGAGTTTTGCATCTGTACAATTTATATAGTCGGAATTATTTTGATGTCGTACTACTCCTGAACCGCTTACTATGTCACCGTCTCTGTATTGAAACGGGCGTTGTATAGTAACATCTACATACTCTCCGTAGTTTGTACCTAGCGTAAGGAATGTTACATACCTGCCTGTCTTGCCACGGAATGTTCTGCCGTTGGCAATAACACCTGCAAAGTTTACACGTTCAAGATATTTTTGTTGTACACCTAGTCCTTGTGGGAAACCTCTGTGCCACCAACCTGGTTCTGTGAGTATGTCTCTCCTGTGAGCTTCTGTTTGGTATACCCATCCTCTGTAACTGCCTTGGCAGTGTTTGAGATTTGCTCTCCAGAATGCTTCTGGGTTGTGTGCTTTTTGGTAGGCCAAGGCCCATATAAGTCTTCCCAAATTAACGGCGTGTGCCCTACACAAACCAAAACCGGATAGCTCCTGTAGTGCAGCCATAGCTTGTGCTCGTTTTGGATTGTTTCCCATTCTTTCCACAAACTCCAGAATTTTTTCATCGTGCTTTTTAGCGAACGCCCTACGATACGAATCAGCTTCATATGCATCTACTCCTATAATGCTACTTATGATTTCAATAGCATCGTCTTCGAATACAATACTATCCTGCATTGTTTCTTGACTCCAGTCTTGGAACACTGCTGCTTTCTGCCTGCCTGACATAGCAACAGGTCTTACCATAGCTGTAGCAAACACACAGTCGTGTACACCAGTGGGTTGTATTGCTCGGAACAGTCTACGCATAGCAGGGCTTTCCCCTTGTGTAACCCCTAGTACATCGCCTCTAGCAAGCAATGCTGCTGCTTGGTCGTCATACTCTGGGTAGTCTTCTAATGCTGTATGCGGATCTATTTCCAGTAGTTGTGATAGTCCTCTGTTTGCCAGTATGTCAACCTTGAGGTGTTCAAGGTCCTCTACTTCGTGTTTGTCTAATAATATTTGATTGTCTTGTGATATAAGTGATTTAGGTAGTTGCCTAGTGAACATAACGATTCCTCCACAGTGTTTTGATATTGCTCTTTTCTTGCCTAATAATTTACGCTCTATGCGTTTTGCCTCAACGGGGTCTACGCCCACTGATTCGTACGTAAAATTTCTAGGAAGTCTACCTGTGGCGCCCAAGCGTTTGGCCGCTTCGCGTTTGGCACTCTTTGTTTTGAACGTGACATAGTTGCTTAACCTTGCCGTTTTGCCGGGCCACTTTTTGAATATGCGATTCATTACTTCTAGTTGTCGCCAATGTTCAAAGTCGATATCAACATCCGGCAGGTCGTCACGGAGTGGGTTCATAAACCTCGCCACAGGTATCTTCCACTTGATGGGATCCACGTCTGTAATCCCAAGCAAGTAACATACAAGACTACTGCCCGCCGATCCACGTGTCATATGTTTAATATCGGTGGTGAGGTCTATTATGTCGCATATTTGTAGGAAGTAATCTGTGAAGCGTAGATTAATTATTAACTCAAACTCTTCAACAAGTCTCTGTTCGTATTGTGTACCTTCTGGTATTTGCCTTTTAAATCGTGCGAGTAGTTTTTCAATGTTTTCTAAATCTTTTGCCATTGTATGCCTCTTGTAGTTTTTTATATGCCTGGTGCTTTGCAGCACGTTCTATTTAGCATTGAAAAAACGTAGGCAGAAAATTATGAACCAAGTTTGTTTAAAAAGTTTCTTAGTTCAACTGTGCTTGCTTCTGCTTTTATCTTACCTACAGTATCACCTTCGCTTGGATCTTCCTTGGATTCTTCTACTGTTGGTGTACCATTGCCTCGTTTGATTTGATCAAACACAGTACTCTTACGTTTCTGGAACTCTTGATATTCTTCATCCTCGCCCAAATCACGTATGCGCAAACTGTCTACATCAAACTCTAAATCAATCTTTTGTCCAACACCACTACTGCTTCTAGTCTTCATAAGTTGTATTTGATATCTGCCACGCTCACGCATAGCCCTACTTGTAAAGATACCGATCAAGTTATCTGCTGTATTAATCTTACTTATACCACCACTAATATGCGAATGATCAAATTCAATTTCTTCCACACTTGATCTATTCAACTGTGACGCTGTAACAAAGATAGTGTTAAGTTCCATAGCCAAGTTACGCAGTTCTTCTGACACATACTTGTCTTTAACAAACAAGTTCTCTGCACTAATCTTAACAGCATTTGGATGCATCAAATCCAAGTAGTCAATCAACAGTACATCTACTTTACGTCCTGTTTTAATCTCGTACTCTTTTAGATACGCTCTTATATCGTTGCTGTTTTTACCTGTGGGCATATACTTGACTTGAAATGCACCCGACTTCTTGCCGATAATCTTAACCTTCATTTCAACATCATCAATGCTTTTGAACACATCACGACTTGGAATATCTGTGGTCATACTATCTAGTCGCATACTAACCAATGCTTCTGAAAGTTCAAAAGTCAAGTACATAACATTCAATCCTTGCAAACACCAGTTTACACCCATATTTGCTAAGAACAAACTTTTACCAGATCCTGATCCACCTGCAAAGATGTTTAGTTCGCCCCTGTTGAATCCGCCAAACAGTTTCTTGTCTAGTGCCGGCCAGCCTGTACTAACTTGTCCATTTTGATCTTTGATACCTTCTAGTCTAGCTCTTGGATCTGCAAAGTAATCTGTGCCTAGATCTTTTTGTAATCCAATCTGTACTGCTTGCTTAACCAAGTCTTCACACGCACCATATTGTCCGTTTTCTAATAAATCTGCACTCTTAAGAATTGCCGACTCTAATGCTTTGTGTTTGCTAAAAGTTTCAAAGTCTTGTAACAACCAGTCATAATGATTCTCTGCTAATTGCCCTGGATCTTTTAAGTTGCT